AGACTGAGATTAATGATGTTATCTTACGGGATGCACCAGTGGGAGATAAGCTGTTACACGCAGCTAAAGATGTCCACCCTGATGTTGAAGAGTTTGTTCAGAAGCTAACTAATAGCCCTTCTAAGCTGATTGGTCCTAACGAGTTTAAGCTAATTTCTGATATTATGGCAGATCACTTGAACCGTAGAGCACCTGTAACAGGTAAGTTCATTAACTTCTGGAAAGGAGCAGCACAAGAATTCATCGAAGACACTGGAAAGGTAGATATACCTTGGGTCACCTTCGATGGTAAGAAACTAACTCAACGCTACCGACCAACTATTGAGGAGCGTATTGAGTTCAGAGATCCTGTAACTGGCCGTAAAGTCTCTAATGTCGTTAAAGACAGCGTTACTGACGGTAAGTTGAAAGGAAAGTCGAGCATCAACGACGCTAGAACGGGTTACGGTGTAAACGGTAATCACTCTAATGATGCAGCCATTGTTCGGCAGTTCCACTTGTGGGGCAAGAAGAACAAGGTTGAAACAGCAACAATCCATGATGCCTTCTTCGTTAACGTAGGAGAAGCGACTCAGGCTAAGAATGCTCTAAGACACCTATACGCTGATGCGGTAGAGTCTGACACTATTCTTAATACCCTTAATGCCATGCGCAAAGACGGGTTATCTGACAAGGCTTATAACAAGCTCCTTGCTCAGGCTATAGAAGATGGGTTGATTGTAGAGAATGGCTTAACAGCTAAAGATATTCTCTCGCCGATTCCTGTCGGTGAAAGCTGGTATGGGATTGGCCCATAAACTTTAAAAGTCTGTGACTTAACTGAAATAAAATTGGTCTGTGACCAAGGAGATTGAAATGAACGATGAAACTACTATTGACACTAACGTAACTATGGAAACCACTATGGAAACCGAGAACACCCCTGAACTAGATCTTTCTTCTCCAGAAGCGAAAGCTATGATGGAGAGCATGGTAGCCGAGCAACTCGCTGGCATGAAAGAGAACATGAACAAGATGTCTGCGCAGCGCAATGAAGCGATGCAGAAGGCTGTTGAACTTGAAGAGCAAGCGAAAGCCGCTAAGCTAGAGAAGCTAGAAGCTGAAGGTAAGACCTCTGAGGCACTCCAGATGAAGCTTGACGAAGCCTTAGCCCGAGTAGAATCTCTCTCAGGTATCAACACCACACTGACTCGTGACCACGCCGTAGATCGTCTTTTGGGGTCTCAGGACTTCCGTAACGCTACCGCTATGGATATGGCTAAAGCCCAAGTAATTGGACAACTTAAGCAAGATGCAGAAGGTGCATGGGTACATGCTACTGGTGCTTCTTTAGGCGAATTCGTTCAAGCCTTCGCTAAAGACGAAGAAAACGCTTTTCTATTCAAGCCCAAGCAATCTACCGGAGCTGCTGCTATGCAACAGGTTTCTGGGGATGGCGCTCAACAAAAGCTCAACAAACCTATTACTGAGACGTCTTTTGAAGAGTTCATGAAGTCCTCACCTGCACCTGCAGGCGGGAACGAGTGGGGCTTTTAAAACTTACTTTTATAATAAATAATCTTTAAGGAGATTAAAAATGGCACTTTCTGATTTCACTTCTGGTGTATCTGGTTCAACTATGAAGTATCAAGTTCAACGCTACGTTGACAGCTACTCACACGAAATGTACACGAATGCTAAGAAGCTTTCTGGTACAGCTATCGTTGGCGCTTCTGCCGACATCAACACTTCTATTGAAGACTACATCGGCCAGAGCCGTTTCTACAAGACTCTGAACCCAGTCATCAACGTACCTTCAGTAACTAACCCTACTGACGGAAGCTACACTGAGACTGACACTGGTTTCTTCAAGTACGCTAAGACTGTACGTACTCATGGCGCTAAGAACGTAAACGTTCAACAGGTTGTTTCTCAGCAGGACGGTCTTGCTAAGATCGCCAAAGACTTCGGCGAAACTAAAGCACAAGACGAGCATAACTCAGTTCTTGAGTGCTTGAACGGTGTTGCAGCTTACGAAGTTGGTCGTGGCGGCGGTGTTGTATCTTTCACTACTGATGCTGACAATGCTTCTACTGGTTTCTACGTAGACGTAAACGCTCTGGGCGAGTTCGGTGCTGCTGCTACTGGCGCTTCTGATGAGCGTCGTCTTATCGACAGCACTAAGCAAGGTGCTATGCGTGGAGAGCGTCTGTTCAAAGCTATGGGAATGGCTTGGAAAGACTACGAAGCTCCCTTCTACTACATGATTACTACACCTGAGACTATGGCTGACCTGCGCGCTGCTAACCTTGTTGACGAGACTCTCGTTACCGAAGGCAACCTCGTATTCAGCACTATCTTCAACGGTAAATTCCGTCTGCTTCTGAGCCGTGCGGTTCAAGCTGACCAATCTTCTTCTGCTAACGTCAACGACCAGTCTGTTAAGACTACCTTTATCTGTCGTCCAAGCGCTTTGACTATGTCAGCTTTGGCTGTTCCTTCTCCTGTTGAGATGGATCGTTCAGCTGCTGCTCACGGTGGTTCTGGTACTACTGATATCTGGTATCGTTGGGGCTACGTTGCTCATCCTATGGGCTACGACTGGAGCGGAAGCGAAACTCAATTTGTTGCCACTAGTGGCGCTGGTGGTTTCGATCAAGCAGCTTCTTGGGCGCGTACCGATGCTGGCTACTTGAACCTTGGCATTCTCCCAATCTGCCACGCTTAATCATAAAGGAGGTGGGTCATGGCTCTTACTTTATACGTAAACAGCTATGTCACTCTGGATGAAGCTAACGCATACTTTGCCTACAGATCTAACAGTGATGGGTGGAGGTTATTAAACAATAACCAAAAAGAAGAGCTTCTGGCTACTTCAACTCAATACTTAGATGATGTGGTGAATTATGTTGGTGTCGCCGTGTCCACCTCACAAGCTCTTGCTTGGCCCCGTATAGGTTCTTACGTAGAACCCAAGTATAACTCTATGGTAGAAATAGTAGAGGGTATACTTCCGGACAGAGTCAAGCGAGCTACTTATGAGATGGCTCTGCACCTTATTGAACACCCAGATGTACTATCTACTCACGAATCAGTAGGTTCTATTGGTGTCAGCTCTATTAGTCTTAGCGACATACAAAAGCCAAGCAGATTACCTCACATGGTAAGGAAGATCATTGCTCCGTTAAGTACGGGGCTTGATGAACCTCTCCCATGGAGGGCTTGGTAATGTCTCTAAAACACTTAGTAGAGCATGGCGTAGAAGCCGCGTTTAGAGCACTAGACGATCTTAAAACTGAAATGGTTTTTACTACTAAGAACAACCCAGAGTATAATCCTAAAACTTCTACGGTGGAAGGTACTTCTGTAAGTACCTCTGTCTTTGAAGGAGTAGTGATCAATACCCAAAGCAAACAAGTAGTAGAAGTCGGAGGTATCCCTACTAAGATAATGGAAGTTATCTTGAACAAACAGGATATCACTGAAGACTACAGTAAGTTTGACAGCATTACCTTCAACGGTAAAACGCATAAGATCGTCGATTACCTAGACGATGGTTACTCAATAACCTTCACTGTATCTGCTAGATAAGGAGTTAATATGGCAACATACACTGAACTCCTAGAGTCTGTAGATTCTGTATTTTCATCAAGTGAATGGAAGGGGCTTGTGGTCCCTGCCTTTCCTGCAAACTTCTTTCCTCACGATACCCCCGATGAGTTTGTTGTGTACGAGATAATACCTTCGGGTACTCCTGCACAAGAGTTTGCAGATGCCGGTTATCTAGCTGGCCTTATCATTATACAGATCTATACTCAAGCGAATATGGGTCCAAAAAGGATGTACGAGTTAGCTGATAACTTAGCTGACTTGTTCAGAAAGAAACAATTAATGTCTACTCAAACCCAAGATGGTGAGCTAACCATCATAGGTCTTGACAAAGACGACACTAGTTTATTCCGGGCTGACTACAGCCTCAAGTTTAACTCTTTTTAATTATTCTTCAGGAGAATAAAACAATGCCAAACATTTCATCCATCGGCGCAGGCATCTATACCAGCCTCGCTTTCATCGACCTTGACGTCCAAGACGGCGCAGGGGATGCATCCCACGTTGGTCGTGGTGACGACGTAGCTACTTACGTTGGTCTCTTTGAGACTCGTAGTTCTACTTCTGGTCTTAACCCCGGCGACAGCATTCCTTGGACAGTAGGTGCGGACGCTAAGGCTTTCGGTCGAATCCGTGAATTCCCTAACTTGGGTATTCCCGCTAACGTTGTAAACGTACCTCAGTATGGACAGGGCGCAAGCTCACAGATTGCTGGTCAGTCTGACGCTCCATCTTTGGACTTTACCTTTAACTACGTACCAGAAGAGCACAAGTTTATCTCTTTGTTACGTGAAGGTGGTGAGAACCGCTTGTTCCGTATCCGTCTGTCAAACGCTCAACAGGTAGAAGACACCGCTGGTGTTATCCTCCCTTACGAGACAGTACAGGGTTCCGGTTCAGACATGCGTGAATTCTCTGACTTCTTCCTGTTCGGTTCAGTTGCATCTTTCGAGATCGTACCTAACCTTACAGACTCTAACCAGTTGAACGTTACTTTAACGATTGACGGTGAGATGCGAGGACCTTCGAGCTACACTCCAGATTCAGTTCTGGCTAACGCTCCAGTTTACGCTTAATCATAAAAGACACCTCTGGGTTTCCGGGGGTGTCTTCTTTTATAAGGAAGAAACCATGTCAGACGATAAACCGCCGTTTGATCAGTCCTACGTTATGCGAGTGACTGTAGCTAAAATTACAAAGGCGATTGACACGAGTTTCTATAAAACATCTTCCCGCCTTGAAGAGTTCGAAGAGAAATCTGAGAAGTGGATTGAAGTGCTTAATACATTACACTCACTTCATGCTCTAAGGAAAGTGTTTGAAGAATTCGAAATCGCAAACAAATCCCTATTCATAAACGACAATAAACCCAATAATGAGGAATAATAAAATGGACTTAGATAAGTTAGTAGCAGATTGCGTTAAGACAAAAGAAATTGACTTCCGTGGAAACAAATTAACACTTCGTGAGCTTTCTTACGGCCAAGTAGCTGGTTTCGGCGAGATTGGCAAAGACGTAGAAGACGTTAGTGCTTTCGAAAGCAACAAGAAAGCGATGGGCGCAATCCTTCGTGCAGGCATCGTAGAGATGGTAGATCTTACTGATGAGCAACTCAACGGTCTTCCTCCTGTAGCACTGAAGGAATTGAATGAAGCAGTACTTGAGTTTAACGGACTTAATGTAGCTAACGAAGAAGAAGAAGCGGGAAACGCGTAAAGCGTCTCTCCCCTACAGACCTTGAAGTACATGAACTCGCCTTCCAGTTGGGGAGGCGGGTTCCCGAGATTAAATCTTGGCCTCACAATGAGGTCATGGACTGGGTAGAGTACTTCCAGAGAAGACCTGTAGGTTGGAGAGATGATCACCGTGCTTCCTACGGTTTAGCGGCTCAAGGTGTAAAGGCCAAGCCGCATGAATTGTTTTCTTCATTACATGCTATTGAGAGGGATAAGGAAGAGGCAGCTAACGAATCCGTAGATGGTGACGCAGCTAAGCTAATAGTTTCTCCTTTGTTCCAAAAGATGATGTCAGAAACCGATTTCAGTCCCGAGGTAGAAAAATGATAAAGATAACACTCAAGGGTGTAGACGCTGAGTTTAAGTCTAAAGACAGAGAACTCACATCTACTGTTAACCAAATAGCTAGGATTCAAGCAATTGATACTGTAGCTAAGCTTAAAGAAAGAACACCTGTAGATACTGGCAGGGCAAAGAACTCTTGGGTTCTATCTAAAAATAAAAATAAATTTCTGGACGCCAAGGGCGGTTACACTGCTTCGGTAGGTGGACCCGGCCTTGGCCCAGTCTCCGATAGTAAGATAGAAACATTGTATGCTACTAATGGTACACCCTATATTGAGGACCTTAACAGAGGTACCTCCAAGCAAGCCCCTGCAAGATTCGTAGAGGCCACTATAGCACAACAACAATACACCCCACTAGGGGTTCTTTTTGAGACGATCACAACTAACAAGGACTAAGGTATGGCCATTCGCTTAGAGTTCAAGTCGAACTCCAGACAAGCTCGTCAAGACCTGAGCCAACTAGATCGATCCGTCAAGAACATAGATCAGAATGTGGTAAAAGCTTCTAAGGGCATGTCTGCACTTGCCTCCGCTGCTAAAATAGCGGGAGCGGCTTTTGCTGGGATATTCGCTACAAAACAACTTGCTGGAGTAGTAGACTCGGTTACTCTTATTGAGAACCGGATTGCTCTTGTTACAGGTCGTACGAAAGAGCTTAATACGACTTTCTTAGAACTGCAACAGATTAGTCTAAGATCCAGAGGTTCACTTGAAGGTATCGCCGACCTCTATAATAGGCTAGGTAGAACAACTAAATCTCTTGGTGTAACTAACCAAGAGGTTC